TTACCAATTTCACCACGTGGCCATTTATTATTGTTTATTCATCCAATCAATTACATCATGCAAACCTTCAGATTTATTACCATCTCCATAACTGCAGAAATGTTTTCCTGTTGTTGTCAAACCATGCCAAGGATGTTGATCGGTTTTGGTGTTTTGCCAAGTATAGATTTGACCATAAGGTTCATTGTCTTTAGAAACATTGATGAATGTTTTGTTGTTTGAACCTTTCAAACGCTTGCTGTAAGTGAGTCGCATGTCAGTATGTTAATCTAGTTTCTAATTAATGCAATAGAATTTCTTATAAACAATTTTCTCTAAACCAAAGTTATTAAGATTTGGAAGTATTGAATTTCTAATAAAGTTTCTTCTGTATTTGGTATCATTGTTTGTAGGATCTTCTACAACAAATTCCCAAAGGTTATTATTATCAATGTAGTCTTTTATATTCGACTTTTTTGTTTTCAAAAAAGGACGAATCATTTTATGATTATTATTATGAAATTTAGTTGCGATTGGAATGGGTGTGTATTCTGGACAACCTTTTAATGTATTCATCAAATATGATTCAACAGCATCATTGAGATGATGACACACAATAATATCTTTGTTTAGACTAGAAAAAAATTTAAGTCTTTCTTTTCTAAGATGATCTTCAATTCCATGTTTGACATTATCATTAAAGTTAGTTCTTTTACCCAAGACTAATTTGATATTATGTTGCGAGCAAAATCTTTCAACAACTCTCTGCATTTTTGCATTTGTTGATTGGAAGTTATGATTGAAGTGACAGGCAGATACTTTATCTTTGTATAACCTTGATAGCAAGTGTAAACATGCTATAGAATCAATTCCTCCACTTACAGCAACACAAAAATCTTCTTTAGGAATTAATGATCTATCAAGTCTAATCATATCAATACATGTTTCCGCTGAACATGTTGCCTTTGGATACATATGTTCCATTAACCTTAGTCAATGTATTACTATTTCCATAAAGACTACGAGAAACAATAACACCTCGACTTGAAGGTTTCTTAAACGATTCTGATCTCCAACTGCTTTTGATTACTTTGATAGGTGCTTTGAATTTGTTTGACATGGCTTTATAATATATTAGTTTTTTATTAGTACAATCACCTACCCTGGCCTTTATATTTTTTCTTGTAATTTTTTGAATTCTTCAAACGAGAAGATTTCGTTTTGGCATGAATTCCTTTTCTCTTAATTCTGTTGTCGTTTTTTGTTGTTTTAGTTTTCATAAAGTTATTATATCATTAAAGTTTTAATATGCAAATGTTTTTTATTATAAAGGTGGAGCCGATTGTCAGATTCGAACCAACGACCTACTCATTACAAATGAGTTGCACTACCACTGTGCTAAATCGGCTAAAAATGGCTGTAGAGGTGGGTTACGCTCCCACATAATTTCGCTTAACAGGCGAATGCATTGCTAGTCTGCCACTCTACATTGAAAATGTCTTTTATTATATATTAAAATATATTTTTTTTTCAACATTTAATCTAAAATCCGAACTTACAAACTAAATATTACATAATGAGTAAAGAAAAAGTTAAAGAGTGGAGAAAAAATAATAAAGATAAAATGATTAAATGTATGGGAGGATGTTGTCAGATTTGCGGATATAATAAATGTAACGCATCTTTAGAATTTCATCATCTAGATCCATTTAAAAAAGATATAGGTTTAGGAAACATTCGTGCAAATCCAAAAAGTTGGGATTCTATCATTGTTCCAGAATTAAAAAAATGCATTTTATTATGTGCTAATTGTCATAGAGAAATTCATCATAATTACGCTCAACTACCAAAAAACTTTTATCAATTTAATGATGATTTTTTAAAAGAACAAAAATTAATAATAACTAATAAAAGAAAATGCACTTGCGGTAATCAAAAAGATCCAAGTGCAAATTATTGTACACTTTGTTATAATAACAACAAAAGAAAATTCACAGATAAAGATCTTCTTGAATTAAAGAAACAAAATTTATCAAATATAAAAATTTCAAAAATTTTAAATGTTTCTGAAACATCTATTAGAAAAAGACTTAAATTAATAAATTTAAACACTACTGATTGAGCTAAATCGGAATTAAAAAATGTGCAGGGTTTATCATCATTCTTTTTGGACATCCTCCTGCTTATTCCAAATCAGTTGGGAGCTACCACAACAACATTTACGCTTTGTTGAGTTTAACAAAACGTTTATATTTTTTATAAAAGCTTTCTATTGCTGAAGAAGCTTTGGTCTTAAAGACACCACTCGTTTATCCTTCTGTCACTTTTCTGCTAGTAGACGCTCGTCGGAGATTTCCAATCTGCTTTCCCAACATACTTCGGGCGATAAAGACCACAATAGAAAAAACATAGAAAATGATTTGCCCATAGCATTTCGGCCTACGACTCGTCAAGGGCTGTGACTATCTAGGGAACCGCTCCTAGCAACGTCATACTTTATCGCGTATGAATACGAATTGCGAGGGGAAGGATTTTAACCTCCACTCTAGACTATGGGCCTAGCGATCTCCGTATGATCCCTCTCGCAAAGTGTTTTCCCCACTACCGAATAATTAACCAAGCGGAGCTTTGATCAATTTGAAGAAACACAGTGACTATTTTATAATGGTAGCTACTTCCATTATTACTTTAATGTGTGTCGGATTACATTTAGCGTCATCGGGTTGCTAACCCGCTCTTAGCCTCAATGCTCATTGTAGGATCATCGCCTACAATGGCAGGGAAAAATGGTGGGGTATTCTCATGTCATTGTTAAACCATGCGCTGTTTAGTATGCATCCATCAAGCGTAGAGGGTATGAGGAGAATAAAGTCGCTAAACTCTGCCCCATTGAAAATTATTAACTGTTTTATGAAAACAGCCACTGCCAATCTTCTGGCATGTCAGAAATATTTAAAACTTTAGCTTTTATTTTAGGTATTTTATTTGTAATTGCTTTTTGAAGTCTGTGATGCCCATCTAAAATTGACTGCTTTCCGTTGTTTTTATTTAAAATTAAAATTGGATAGTCAAGATTAGCTTTTTGAATATTAGCTAATGTTTCGGGATCAGTTTTAGTTTGGTGAAGAGCTAAAGGCTTGAGACTATCAACATTTATTTCTGATATATGCATATCCTTAGAAAAAGCAAACAAATCACTAATAGTGACTTTAACTAATTTACCGTCACTTGTTGTATCTTCCCAGCTAGTCTCTTGCCAGTTATCACCATGCATGCTTTCTATAATCTTACTATATGCTTCACTAAGTAAAATTTGATCTCTGTGCTTCATTATTATATTTATTAGATTGGTGCGGGATATCAGAGTCGAACTGATCTCTCAAGTTTGGAAAACTCACATATTAGCCGATATACGAATCCCGCGAAAAATAGACAATGTAGATGGAATCGAACCATCGCCACGGCATTACTGCCTATCCTATCGGATAAGAAGCCCTTTGCTTGGGGTGTGCTACCACTACACTATACATTGATAATATGGTGGGCAGAGCTGGATTCGAACCAGCGTAGGCGCAAGCCAGCAGATTTACAGTCTGCCCCCTTTAGCCACTCGGGCATCTACCCAATATTTTTTATAAAATTTATAAAATTGATCATATCGTCATGTTTCATTGTATGTTTTGCATAATTTATAGTTCTACTGACAAATTGAATATTGTCTTTAATATATCCTAGATTAGAATCTATTCTATCTACTGATGCTACTCTCCAATTTGGAACTTCAAGTTTATGATTTTTATGTGTTGGTAATATCAAAAGTGTATTGGTATATGCACATTTACCATGTTGCTTATCCCAACAATCTTTTAAATCTTCCAAGGTGATATTTGAAGATTTTCTATTTTTATTTTTTATACACTTAAAAATATATTTAAAATCTCTAAATTCTTTTGAATGTAAATCGCCACCTCTATTGAATGAGCCAATCTCTATTAATTTATATGCTCTTTTTCTAGCTAACTCTCTAAGTTCTGGTGTATTTTTTGCACATCCGCAACTTTTAATTTTATTTCTTTTTAAATCATAAAAATCACATTCTTTTTCTTTACCGCAATCACATTTAACTTTAACTCTGCGATATGAAACGTGCTCTAAAATAGTTAATTGGTTGATTTTTTTTCCTACGAATGATATTTTCATATAGTTATTTAATCATATCCACTATTTTTTAGCATATCCACTGTTATTTTTTTGAAATTGGTGGACGCGAGGAGCATCACACTATGGTTTTCACCACCAGATTTCTCTGTTTGTGCGCTGGACTATGCCTTTACCTTAGTATTTTTACTTTAGGTAGGTGATTATAGTCTCTACACCTTCTCATTATCTGAGCTTGGCTCGGCATTGGGACGGATATTATTCCAGACCGTTCACCGAATTTACACCTTACTAACTATTCGTTTCCAAATAGCAGACCCTCATTAAGTTGAACTCCTGTCCTCTATCAACTTACATTAACCTTCAAACATGCTTATATTGTCTCGTTAAGGTGAGACTTTCCTGTTAGGGACGACCGATTTCTCTGCCATCCTCCACCAATGCATTAGGCAGAATACATACTGTTTTATTACCTGTTTTGTATCCAAGAGCAGAGCAGGTTTATCTCTTGGCGTATTTGCTTAGGCAGCTAAAGCAAGTTCGCCTTGTGGGGCGAAAACGCGATTAGCAATACCACGCACAGCGTTAACAATTCTGTTGCCGTTTATGTTTTTTTGATCAGCTTTTTAAGAGGCCAACTGATCAACCTCTACATGCTAGTTGAATGCTTATCAATACAGTCGAAACCAGAACGCGCCCGATAAAATTGGTTGCGGGGGTGAGAGTCGAACCCACACCGAAGCCTAGCTTATGAGACTAGTTCAGCACCACTACTGACTGCCCCGCGATTGAAATTATGCCGACTAGAAAGGCGACTATAATATATTCCCTTACTCACCCGCATACGCAGTTCTGCAAGTCATTTATATTATAGTACAGGGCATGAAGCCCTTTAACCTTAATAGCGGCAAATTGGTACTTGCATGGAGAATCGAACTCCAATTGTACGGATGAAAACCGTAAGTCCTAACCGTTAGACGATGCAAGCTATAAAACTTAAATTTTTTCTGTCAAAGAACTTTGATTATTGATTCGCTTTCGAATCAACCATCAAGACAATCGATTCGATTGAAGTGATGCAAGAATCATAACATATTTATCTTACATGTCAAATTAAATTTTGTCTTTCCATAATAAATACAAAGGCCAAATTAAAAAAAAGAATCCCCATAAAGTCTCATCCATTTTTTTATGATACAAAGAATAAAACAAACCGATTGTGTGAATGACACACATAGCTTTTAAATAAAATGTAACAGCGTCCATGGTTATTTTCCTTTATAGACATAAAAGTCTCCATCAAAAAACCAAACTTTTCTATTTCCAACTTGTTCAAGGATGCATTCACAATTTGCACAAGGTTTTGAAATTGCTGGTTTATCATTGTTGTCGATTCTAACATTAACAAATGTTATATCACTACAATCTTCAACTCCTAATTTAATTAAACAGGAAATTTCAGAATGGATACCTGCTGTATAATTTGAATTAAGATCTTTTGTTGGTTCATACACACCAAATTTATGATGAGGATGAAGCTTATTGTAATTATTATATCCAATGGCAAGCATTTTATTTCCTTTAAAAGCAAACGTGGTGTGAAAACACTTACCAGTTTGTTTTGTAGGTTTTAATGCTCTTGTAATTTCTTCTAATCTTTTGAAATTAATAGCCATTGGGTATTAACTTATAAACATCAAATACCGTGTTGGATGTGTTTCCAGATGTTTCTTTAATCAAATCACACTCACCATATACTTGTACAAGATTTTTAATTCTTTCTTCAAGAATATGCGCGTTGATTTTTTTATCAGACTCTAATTTGCAATGATGAATTGACAAATAACAAGTATCATCATACTCCACCAATTCTGTCAAAGGATGCAAACATTCATAGTCTGATACAAAATCTTTGATGATGTTGTTGATTTCTTCTGGTGTGATTTTCATTATTGCGCTGTATCTTCTTCAGTAAATTCAATTCTGACATTTTCCTTTGGAACATCTTTGAAATAATTCAAAGCTCTAGCTTCAACAGAACGAAACCTATCAAAAATCAATTCACGAGTTGCAGGAACTTTAGGCAGAGTGAATCCTTTCTCAGACAATGCGCGATTAAGAGCGATTTTCATTGCTGTTTCTTTGTCATAATTGTCATGTGGACTGCACAAAGAATAACCATAATAAACTTGATCGTTTTCTTTTACAGCTACCACAACACCACGTGGGTTGTACTTATCATCTCTGATATATTCTTTAATCATTGTTTGCATAAATTCAGTATATAATAGTTTTTTATTAGTTGAGTTAGGGAGTGAGAAGCAATAACCCGACTGTTCTCACTCCCTATCATCATCATTCACAAAATAACAAGGGTCACGCCATCGATTTCGTCCCAGAATTCGTTGAGTTCTTGAAGAGCATCCAACACTTCTTGTTTTGATGGATATTCTGGAGAGAAACTATTTTGAATTTGTCTGACACTAACATCATCATATCCTTCATCGCGTTTGTTGTTGAGATATTTTTCAACTCTTTCCACGAAAGCTGTGCGTTCTTTTGCAAAGTTTGGCACGAGATTATCATTACCTTCTCCATCAGTCACCGAAGATTCGATTTCATATTCATAATCAGAAACGACCTCATATGCTGATACTCGACACTTTTGGCAATTGTAATCAGTTGGAACGCTAACAACATCTTTAGGGTTGACTTTAACTACGACTACTCTCTGTCCGAAAGAACGAGCATAATCGAGAGAACCAACATGCAAACCGAAACTACAATGATTGTTTCTATTGTCATCTACATTGCGGCGTTTGACTTCAATCTTGGAACCAACACCGTTGAAAATCTTACCGTCTGTTGTTGTAATACCTTGAACAACGACAGTTTTAGGATTACCATGAATGCTGTAATAATGTTCTGATACACCTTTGTATGCAAGAAAGCAACCATCATCTGTAATTGGAAGTTCTTTGTATTCAAGAAACTCCATAAGCTCATCAACAGAACTTGAGGCAGGATTATCTTCAAGATTATTCCAGAATTTAGTGAAATGTTCAAGAGGAAGATCATCACGAACAATGCTTTCTACCTTTTGAGATAGTGCTGGAGGCAATGCTTCTCCGTTGTAATAAACTTGATCTTCAATGATTTCAAATCCTTCTACTTTATCAATAGATTCAAGAGTGAAATCAATTGGATACAAAATTTCATTGATAGCATCTTCTTGCTCTTCAATTGGAAGAGTGAAAGATTTAATGATCTTTGGATATTTACGATCTGTTTTATCGACACGAACTGATTCGTTGTTGATAAACAAGATGATTGCTGATTGGTTGATGATGTATGTCATAGTATTATTATAGTTTGTTTGTTTGTTTTGTCAATGAGATTATATTTTAGTTTTTTATTAATCTTTTATCAGAAGGAGTTTACGAAGATCGCGTCTGTCCAACGGTGATCCATATCGAGACACACTGTTGTAAATACGACTTCTGGTAGAATTTTCTGCTCTAATGTTTGTCATGATCTTTTTGATCTTTTCAATTTTATCTGGATACCTTTTGAGATGTTTAAGAACAGTTGGGTTGATATTAATTGCATTGCATGCACATGTCAAATCATATTCAATGCTTCTTTGTTTTTTCTGAAATTCTTCAAGATTTTTAAGTCTAGTGTGTGCGTTTTTGTATTCATCAGAATCTGGATGCAACCAACCCAAATCATGAAGTTGATCTACCATTTTTTTACTTTTGCTTGATACACAGTAAGAATCATTGTTTGTGTACTCATTATTATGATAAATTGCACGATGATAAAGGTGATCAATACAATCAATTGTTTCATGCCAATTTGAATCAGAGATTTCTCCAAACTTATTGTCTACATATTCTTCAAACTCTTCACTGGTAAAAGAACCAAGTTTATTGTAACGACTGAATACGTTATATTTCACCAAAGTTTTATTTTTCTCAAGCTTTGGAAGCTTCATCTTTTTAACATCAATGATCTCAATGTCTGAAGTGTCAACATTACAAGAATTTGAATCGATGAGTGATTCATCTTGAATATAAACAAAACCGTGGTAATTTGCAAAACCTGCGAGATGTTTTGCCAGACGCAACTTCCAATTTTTTAAATTTTTAATATTTGGAAGTTTATAAATTGGAAGCTTACCATTAGAGTATTCAAGATTATTTAAATATGCAACTTCATATGCTTTTATACTCATTAATGCCGCATGGGTTTCTGGAATATATTCAGACATGGCATAAGTAAACCAATCATCCTCGAAATACTTTGAAGTTTTGCTTTTGACATATTCACCCAGAGGTTTAGGAACAATTTTACTGATTTGTTCATTCTTAAAAGTTTCGATATGTGATACAATATCGTTGATAACTTTTTGATTGTTTGGTGTATCTTCTATGCTTTCTCTTGAAATTGGAATGCTGAGTTTTCCAATTGGAACATCGACAACATATATGTTTTCATTATTGAAAGTGCAGAATCGAACAGGAATCTTTTTATATACCACACCTCCCATACGAATATAAATGTGATTATAATCATAATCTTGATGAGATTTTTTATATTGATGCATTCCATATTCTCCCAGTTTGACAGAATGAATCGGTGAATCTGGAACTACAGTTTCAGAGTTATCAGAAAGAAACTCAATCTTTGTATCATGGTGTAGATTTTTAACAAATTTGGAAGTTGTATTCCTAAATGAATATGAATCACTGTCTGATACTTCAAAAGAAATTTCAATTCCACTTTCGTTTGTAGGTTCTTCAGAGATCTTAAAAATCTCTCCGATTGGAACGCCTTTGTCTCCTCCACCAAGAACGCATGCATACACACTACAAACACCGTTGTAATAAGAGTTGATGTAAAATGTATCGGTATATGAATGTGCCGCTTTTGAACCAATACCAAAACCACCTACATATTCATTGGAATGGTTTTTGGTGCTTTCGAAATACATTCCAAAAATGTTACGAACACCATGTTCATCCAAACCTTTAGCGTAATCTCTAACGCTCCAAGTTTTGGTATTTTTTACTGTTTTGATTGCAACAACAACTGGACGATCAATCTCGTACTTTTTGTGTTCATCAACAGCATTGCAAATATATTCACGAACGCATGCAAGAATTTTATCATTGTAAATCTTGTCACGCAGGAAGTATGCGGCAATGTCCATGCCTTTGGCAGACATTCCCATGGTGCTTTTTTGAAGCGAGTCTGATGCGATTGTTGGCGATGTTGTAATTCCAATTTTCATAGTTTGTGTTTGATGATGGCACTAGTTTAATCTAGTTTCTTATTAATATGATTTGAAATTTTCAGATAATATTTTGACGATAGATTTGTCTTTTGCTTTAAGTTCAACTTCCCAAATACAATCAAGGTTATTTGAAACCACGTTTGGAATGTGAGAAGCATAATCAGTGTGTGATTTGGTGTTGTTGATACCTTCACTCCAATGCATTACAGGAGTATATGATTTCCATGTGTTTTTAAAATCATTCATATAACAACGATTAGATGGGTTTATTGCATCATGGAGATTGTCAAACACGCAAGGCAACAAGCTACCAAACACATTGAAAACATTTTCTGAATTCCAATAACCATTGTCTTCATTCTCAACAACTAATCGTTTTTGAACACCAACGTCACAACGAGAAAGATTACTCATGAATCTCTGACAGTATTGTTCAATTGTTTCAACTTCTAAGTTTGGATTTTTACTCACATGCAAACACATGGGAGTGTTGTGATCTTGAGAACACCCCATCAAATCAAGAACATAAGATTGGTGATTAAGTTCACAAATAGATTTATCAACAACAGCATCAGTATATGATGATAGCACATTAAATTGATCTGGATGAGAAGATATAGTAATGCCGATTTTTCTAGCGTGATCACCAGCAAGCAATAGCATATTTTTAATTTGCTCAAAATCTGGTAGATCATTGTAATTTAAATCGAGAGTGCTGTCTGTAATTAAAGGAAATAGATTGGATGATACACGATAATGTGATATACCAACAGAAGCACAATGAACAATAATTTGCGCTGTGATTTTAGAATTATGAAGGATGCGAGATGATAATTCTTTGATAGCAATGTGTCTTTGCATACTGACAAATTGCTTTCGTGTCATAGTCTTGAATGCGGTTTTTTTATTTTTATCTTTCAGCAATTCGCTGATGCATACAAGTCCAAGTTTTGGTGTTGCTGTCATGCAACTATGGTAATTTAGTTTTTTATAAATAAAAAAAGCGGGTGTCTAGTTAATAGACACCCGCTTATTAATAACTATCAGAGAGCAATCAGACGATTGTTTCTGAGTTCGCAAGCAAAGTCACGAGTATCAACATTGACCCAGCTGTGGGTGTGTTGATTCTTGCGTTCAAGAACCAATGTTTCTCCTCCAAGCATCATAAAAGATCCATCTGGATTTTGAATGAACTTAGCTGAAAAAATCTTAGGATTCTTTCGTTGGTTGCGATTACGGAGCCATTGCTTGTTTTTTCTTGTCATGTTTGTGTCGGTATTACTCATATTATTATGTCGGTTGTTTGTTGTTTGTTGTTTATTCTGGATCTTGTCCATTTGGTCCATTTTCTAGGAAGTGTTCAACTTCAAGAACACACACCAAAGAGTCTATCTGTTTTTTCAAATTTGTCAATAGCTTTTGTTTTTTTACAACTGATTCGTAGCAAGCTACTTCCATATTCATCACATCATTAAATTGCTGTTCTGTAATTTTTATTTGCTCGTCGATTTCTTCTTCGGTCATGTCGTACTTCATTGTATGTTAGTTTTTTATTAATTTATTTTAACAACTTAATTATTATTTTTTGCTTTTTTTATTATATCATCAATGCCTTGAATGATTTCAACAACATTGGAATTCTCAAATACCAAAAGTTTCGGAACTCCTTTGATTTGATGTTTTTTAAAGAACTCAAAGTCTTCTTCAAATTCTACAGTTTCCAATTCGATGTTATCTTTTTTTAATTTACTTTTCAACATGTGACATGGGCCACATGTTTTTGATGTTGCTAAAACAAGTTTCATTTAATCTATGATATTAAAAATAAATGATATGTCAATCTTTTTTCCAAGTATAAAAAATCTGCCAATCTTCACTCACTGCAAAATGAACTTCATCATCCCAATCCCATTCATGATCATAAATTCCAGTGTCCTTATCGTATTCATCTTTCACACACTCTGGTAGATTTAAAAATGGGGTATCTTCATCGTAATAACAATATTTTGCGATATACTCGTTCAATTGTTGATAATCATCATAGTATTCTGTATCTTCTGGATCACCGATATGTCTTTCAAGAATAGATTCTACAGATTCTTGATATTCATCGAGTTGTAAAACAGCATAATAGTCTGAATAGCACCCGCCACCTTCATAACCATAAGCGGCAATAATGACTTTATCGTCATCTAAAACTTTTTTTGCCATTGCGAGACGGAGAGTATTATCACCCTCATCAAAATTGCGGGTTTTTTCTCTTACTGCTAAAAATTGTATGTTCATATATTGATTGTATGTTAGTTTTTAATTAGTTAAATCTCAACACATCACGTTGCATCATTATAGCATTTGCCTCTAAACGATACCTTTCAGCAGTCTCTCTCGCTTCATCGCGTTCACGTAATGCTTCTACTCTTTCTACCTTGGCTTGTATCCATGCTTCTTGAGTAATTTTCAAATCGCTTAATGCTTCATCGCGTTGCTCCTGCATACGATGTTCACGTAGCACGGCAGTTTCATAGTTGTCAACTGCTTCGTTGCGCTGTTGTTCAAGCTTACGAGAAAATTCTGCTGGTACAAAATAGTCACCTTCGTCAGGATTAAATCCTAAGAAGATTTGATTTGCATCTGTTTCTGGTGTTTTACTCATCACTCTCTCCTTCCCATTTTCCAATAACTTTTAGATATACTACTGCGCATGCACGGATATATTTCTTAAACTGATTGTCAGTTAAATTATCTTCAGCTTCAACCAATACATTTGCAAGATTAAACAGCAGTCCATTCTGTGGGTGTTTTATCCATCTCCCACTAGAGTCCCAATCTTTAGCTTCCTCTGGATTACAATCCCAGCCGCAATGTTCAGCAATAATTATTTTCAGTTGTTCGTCAGTCATAATTTATGGATAGTATGAAGCTAGATCTGATTTTGGCCAGACAACTTCTGGACCTTTTCTATTAATTTTGAGAACTTGTTCAATCTCTTGATAAACTTCTAGAGCCTCTTCAAAGGTATCCCAACTCAATCCCCTGCCATAAAACTCAGAATCGATATCATATGGTACAATATCGTGCCACCCGAATAACCATTTTCTTTGAATGTAATACTTCGCTTTAGCTAGGCGAGAGTTTCTATGACGAGATTCCTTTACGATTCTGAATTTTGGCATATGTTTTGTTTATTGTATCAAGACTCTTTTTTCTTACGAGCGGCTTTTTTCTTTGCTGGTTCTTCGGGCGTTTTAGCTTTACGAGTACGCTTAGGCTTACTTGTTTTATTTTCCATCTTCTCTTCTTTATAAGTCACATCATAGTCGATGATGCTATCAGCTTCACATCCCTCCGAGTAATCTTTAGGATTGTAAAAATAGCAAACAAATCCTCTTATTGCAACAAACAGTATTGAAAAAATAACTGATGTCCATATGCCGATTTCGATTATATTAGTTAATGTATTCATATTTTTTGTAATTAGATTTCGTCTTTTAGTCTACCACTTTGTTTCATCCAAATCATAAGATCAATTTGCGCCACACTCATATGTGGGAAATTATGTTTTGCAAGAAACAAAAATTGTTTTTCTAGTTGTTGATAAAGTTTTTGATTTTGAGGTGTACTTTCTGGAGCGTCATCGACACCGTTATCACGCATCCAAGCAAGAATATGAGTATCAAGTACGGCACACTCACAATTCTGTCTAGTATGCAACAAAAAGAAACGAGCAGTTTTCGGTCCAACACCACGAATTTGTAAAAGATCTTCCAAAGAGCAATTGCGCAAATCAAGATTAAGAGAATCCAAAATAGCTTTGGTGAGTCTGTTATACTGACCGATACGAGAAGCAACAAGAGCATTGTGAATGCCGACTTCACCAAGGTTTTGTAGGTATTCAAATGGAAGGACATCTTTGTTTAAAAGTCGAGCGAGACATTTACTAGCGTAGTCGCTATTCTTTCCAGCAACAAACATGCTGAAAAGCCAAAACGATTGCAGTTCATAATCGTTACGATTGAAGTTGGTGATTTGAGTTGGGGTTATTGCTTGCATGCCCTTATACTAAATTAGTTTTTTATTAATTCTTTTTTAGAGTTTTTATAAACAAATATACCACAATGCAAAACAAAACCAATTTTATTATCTTATTGTTCTTCTGGTTGTTCTGCAGAAGATCCTTCAGAGTTTGGTTGCTCTGTAGTAAATTCTTCAACGTTTCCTTGAATTCCAAAAGATACTGTAATGTTTCCTTGTTCATCTTGATTTACTATTTTTTGATGTTGCAAACTTAACAAATCTTTTGAAAATGTTTTATCAATTTGCCATAATTGTTTGGATGCCCAATTTAAATGTGGTGATGCCATCAACACGACTACAGAACCAAGTTCTGATGTTGTTAAGTTTTCTTCGACTATTGATACTGGGATTTCAATTACTTTTTCTTTTTTCATTATTTCGATTCTAATTGTTTGACTAATTCTTTTAGAAAAGTTTCATCTTTTATTGAATTCACTTTCCATACTGATTCTGATCCTCTGCCATATTTGCATAATTTATTTTCTGCAACCAACTCTCTCAATATATTATTAGCAGTTTGTGTGCTAATGTCAAGTTCTTCAGATACACGCGCAACAGTAATCAAAGGTGGTTCTACCATATTAATGATATGATTCTTCCTTGTTTGTGATATTGAAACTTTTGAGGTTTTTACTTTTTCCTCTGGTTCATACGCTCCCAAAAATGTATATCCAGATGATTCCATGATTGCTTTGTATTGTGCTGTTGGTCCGAATCTATTCTTGTAAACATTGATTATTCTATAATCTTTACCAAGTTCTTCGTCTTTGTCAATTTTCAAATTAACATCAACAGCATATGGTAAAGTGGTTCCGCCTTTCAGTTCTCCGCTTGTTGTCATTTGAACAATGAAAAGTAAAGCGCAATCGTATACTTTAGCTTTTTTAATCAATGTGTTGACAAAATATTGAACCTTTTGTCTTGAATTCAAATCATTATCGGTTGTTAAACATTGAAAGCTATCAATCACCAAGAAATCCATATTCTTCATATGCTGTACGATTTCATCTACATTTGTGATTGTGGCAATTTTTAAATTTTTAACATTCAAACGCTTCGCATTGTATGCGATTTGTCTAATATCTTCTTCTCCAGATGTATAACCAACCTTGTATCCCTTGGTTGTTAACTTTTCTGAAAGAATTAAAGAAAATACACTTTTACCAGTTCCTGGTTTTGCTATTAAAGTCATCGTAGATCCTGGCAATATACCATCTCCGAATATAGAATCTAATTCATCATCTCCTGTTTTAATTCTATTAAAGTAACTATTTGGAATGGATACATCTCCAATACGAGTAAATTCAACATGTTCGTGATTTAATAACATGACGTTAGATTACTCTAGTTTTTTATTAATGAATCTTTATTCGAAATTCTTAATGAACCAATCAGAAATTTCCCAATGGAAGTCTTTTTCATTTTTGATAGATCCAGCCTTTACATAAATGTAACTTTCGGGATGTTCCCCATCGTAATCGCTCCAAACTTCAATAACATCATCATCATTCATGATGAAATAATAATTGTTGATTTCCGCTTCGTATTTACCTTTGCTCATAGTCTTGTTATTACTTTTTTAACTGCATTTTTAAATTTATATGTTGCTACATTATTAGGCACATTTTTCCAATTTGTGATTATCTCTGCAAAAAATTCATCGGGATTACTTACAGAATAAGCAGATGGCCATTTCATAAGTTTGGCTATCCTTTCTCTTTGTAATTTGTAATCTTCTCTTTTAGAATCTTGCAATCTATATGTTTTTTTCTTTTTAATTCTTCTATGGTATTCATCTAACATATCTACATACGCTTTTAATAATATTGGATATGATTGTTTTGGAATTAAATCAGCAATAAAGTGAGCATATTCATGCAACAAAAAATCTGGTCTATCGGTATAGTGTTGATCTAAATAAATCACTCCTCTGGAATAATAAGCAGGTACAATGTCGTTCGGATCATATGATATGTTTTCGTTTTTTATATCTGTAATTACGACCTTTGGTCTTTTTAATGGCAAAATACCATAAACTCTTTTTAAAAACTCAGGAACTGTAACTTTTAATTGATTTATTACTCTTATTCTACTTGGAGTATTAAGAAATTTTTCATCTTTTTTGATATTGATTTCAATACCTTGATGACTTAATTCATCAACGCCACGTATGACAAATTTAATATAGTTTCTTTTTGATACCGTTGGTTTTAATATACGCTCTCTTAATTTTTCTTCGGTTTGTTTTAAAAATCTATCAGCAGATTCTGGATTTCTTAATTTTAATAATTTATAAGTATCTTGAACTTTTTGCTGTTTTAATTTTTTAGAAAGTTCTCTCTTAAATATAGATTGTTTTGAAAGAGTTTTAAGATCTTTCAATTCTTGCTTTCTAAGAGGATTTTTTTCTCTTTTTTCAAAGAAAATATCGAAACTGTCCACTGTAATATTTAACCTGCTACGATAGTTTTTCCAAGGGTGGCTACATGAGCCATTCCATTATCAACTCTGACTTGTTCAACCGAATAAGGTTGAGCGCCATTACATTCATCCAATCCAACGATACTAAAACCATTTTGCCAGTTTGGAGCAGATGCATAAATAGGTTTCAAATCACAAGCACACGCATTTTCCCAAGCATAAACTTGTGTATCTGGACGCTTACCAATGCCTGGAATTCTTTGCGCAGTAGCACCAAACCTATGGGTATGGTTATGCATCAATGAGATGTTGAACTTATCAAGCATTCCTCTTGCTGAATAACCACCATTCTTACGAACAACATCACCGTGCATAATAACAAAATCATCTGTGAGGTTAACATAATCTACCAGATTTACTGTTTCATTAAACTCGCCAAGAAATACTTCTTCATATGATAGTCTTTCTCTAATTTCTGGTAAACATCCAAGTTCACCGATTCTTTCAGATAGATAGCGCCACCAACGGCCATTAACATCATTACCGCTATGATTAGCATTAACTTCATAAATGATTGCATCATCTGGTGCTAGACTAATCAATTCTTTCAAGAACGATTGATAAGCAACTCTTTCATCAAGTAATGAATATTGATGTCTAATATCTTTAGAGTAGCGAGAGACAGCAAACAGATCGAGAGTATCACCATTAAGAACAATTGTCTTGGGTCTCAGTTCTGCTACAACTTCAAAAAAGATTTCCAATGTTTTTGGGCAATGTTTTGGGAAATGCATATCACCAATAACAACAGCATAGTCATTAGACTCTTTGACGTATGTAGAGGTCTGAGGAACGGTAACTTTGATAGGTGCTAGTTGTTCTAAGAAAGAAAATACCTCATCTTCTGTCTTTTTAAACCTTGCTGGCTTTTCTCTTTGAAGATTCTCATTTATATGTCCTTGAACTTCGTTATCACTACCTGACTCGAAATTGAAAAAGTCGGTATCATAATTTGATTGAGATTGTTTTTCATAAGCTTTGACCCAATCAAAAGCTGTTGAACGAGGAACGCCAAAGGTTCTTTGAATTTCATTAAATGACATTCCGTCTCGTTTGGCTTGGATTACTTGTTGTTTTATATTCATGCTTGTTGTTTGTTAAAAAATTCTTTAAATGATTGTTTAAATTTATTTATATCTTCTTGAGTGGCAGTTTCTAATTCTCTTTCTGCTTCTTCATATGTATCATGATTTGAAACAAAGTCAACTTTACCATTTCCAACATTATAAAGAATGTCATAGGTATTATCATCAGATCGTCTAACAATTCTAAATCTACTTTTTCGAGGAATCATATGAATTATTTATTGAGGTGACATCAACATACTTTAATCCAAATCCGCAATCGTCTACGAGATAGTTTATTGCTTTGTAAGCATCGGTTGGAAAAAATCCAATTTTTGGGTAGAGTACATAAAGGTCATTTGAAACATTTATGTTATGTTCCTTTAGTAAAGTTATAGCTTCTTCTCTGTTTTTGAAGTTCACTTATCTGACTATTTAACCAATATAATTTGATATTAGTTAAGCCATGTGAATCTTTTTTTTTAAAATTCAGTTTTCCAATTAAGTTTAGAAGATTTGCAAGAAATATTAATATCATCACGATCTTCAAGATCACTGATGTCATATTCTATCTCATCAACCCATTCATTATATTCACGAGTTTCGAATACATCTTTTATAATAGTTTCATCAAAAGTTTGATGGAAAAGTATTGTTTTGAATGTTTCAATCCAATCTTCAATATTGGCATCTGGACCGAGTGTCAAATGAATGGTTTTATCTGGACGAAATCCACCTTCAATAGTTATTTTAATTGGTTCTGTTTTCATATAATTCATAATATTAAAATTTCCAAGCTTGTAGTGTATGTTTAAATGGTTCACCTTCAATATTTTTTACAAGTTCAAGCATCTTCTCAGCAATCTCTCTAATTTCTTTTTGTGCATGCTCAGAGTTACGAAGCTTCAAAAAGTTTGCAAAACTTCTCATATTAAATTGTACATCAGATTGAATTTGAGAATTGTAAGTTTTAAAAAATCGTGCGCTTTCTTTTGCTCGTTTGCGACCAAGAATGGGTGTAAGTTCCTCTAGACACTGATGATAATACTTATTGCCCATTTGCGTATACTCTTCAAGAACTCCTGCCCAACTATAAACAGATATAGATTCATGTGAATTGCCAGCACAACCATCTTCATCTGCATTGTCTAATGCAATCCAATCAGTAGGAATGTAATACTTATCATCATTCAATTCTTTGTATCGGGCTGATTCAGCATTAATACTAGCAATGCGATGCTTGAGCAGGTGAATATGAGCGCTAACATCGGTATCAACAAGAAAATGCACACTACCTTTCTCAAACGGTGTTTCGTGACCGTTAGACCAGAGCATGTCGATGAGTTTAGGAATGCGCGATTTCTTTTCATCATTTAATTCTCTTGATGTACTTGTCCATGCACTACATGCAATAATTTCGTCTGATCCATAGTGTCCAATTAGTTCTACTTTATTTATCATAATATTAGTAATCTTTTTTGTATTCAAGATTTTGAATTTCTGCTAAATGATCAACGAGATTTGCTAATTCTTGATCGCTGAGAATAATCATATCGGTGTAAGGTTTTCCTCTTAAAGTCATCCACGCTTGTTTGATTCTGAAAAGAAAACCTCTAGAAATATCATATTGAAAATGAGCGAAATCTGTTCCAAAATCTGGATCATGACTTACATAAAGTCCACCATGTCCGCAATCGCATCTAAAAAATTTACCATTCATATGTGTTTTTATATTCTAGTTTTTTATTTGTCATCGTCGTATTTTTCAAAAATAATAAGAGCGGCGATTGCAAAAATAATCATTGAAACGCTGTATAAAATAATTGATATTTCATTCGTCATAATCGTATCCTAATTTATGAGTTTCTATCCAACGGTAATTTCTTTTATCACCGACACGCTCAATGCTCATATGACCATTTTCATATGCTTCACGATGCGTTTCATTAACACCCATCCAAAAACCAGCAACCATGCACAAAGCTGTATGAATAACCAATAAAATTACAACGATAATATTCATAATTTAAGAATTCATTACCTTCAATAAATCTCTTCTGTTTTCAATATAAAATTCTTCATCACCAATCTTTACTTGCATTCCTCTTTCTCCCATATCATTGTCATAGATATACCACATAATCCAACCATCTGGATCGACAATATCTACTGTATCTTCAAATGCTTTCCAAACAGTGTTGTAAAATGAACCATTAATATCCATAAACCCTGCATCATACGCTTTATCCATTACTTTTTTTAAAGCAATATATGAATCTAAAATTTTATTTAGTTCTTCAATAGTAAGTTGTTTGTTCATCTTATTTCTTTGATTTCTAGTTCGTCTAATATTGTACTCACACATCCATCAAAGTCAACTACAGAATACTGATGAAAATGACCGCAATAGTGACGAGACGCACCACAAAGTTTAATCAACACATCGTGATCTTTGCGTTCTTGTAAACACTCATCCCAAAGTGTTTCATCACGATCACACCAACCCGAAATTCCATCTTTGTCAAATGAACCACTCCATGTAGGTGCGCTATGTGTTACAAGTACATCACAACGCTTTATTTTAGAATAATCCAAGATGAACTTTTCATTAGTCCAATATGACACTCCTTCTTTTCGTATCTTACGATCAATACTAACAGCGCCTCCAACAAACAAAAACTCTTTATCATTTAGAGTCATTGATGTATAGTCTGGGAGTAACTTAAAATTACTAAAATCGACACTACCATCAAAATAAGCAGGATCATCATGATTGCCGCGAATGCCAATAAAGTCAATGCCCTTACCACCAAAAAAGCTATTGATATAGTCAAACTGACGAGCTTGTCTTTCAGTATTTAGAAATCCAACACCCAAATCTCCTACCCCAATCAGTGTGAAGTTACGAATTTCCGATGCTTTAATTTTTAAGAAAAGCTGATCCCATTTGCCATGGATGTCTCCTACTATATAAATTGGTTTGCTCATAATTGACTGCATATTTTCTCGTGTCTTTTTTTAAGTTTATCGTCATAGTTATTAGGATCTAAGTAAAAATCTAATGAATGCAATTGTGTTGATGAAAGTTTTCTAAGAGCTGGAGAGTATGGAGATTTACTATTTTTAGTCCATGATCTTAATTTTTCAACAGTATGATAAAAGAATAGATAGCAGTTTGCGCCTCGTGTGTAGTTATCGACATCAATATCAAGTTTATATTTTTTGATAGTTTGAAGTGCAATACACTCACAATGCCATTCCAATTCTATAGCATCCTTTACTGCCTGAGATACTATCTTTTTAGAGTATCTCTTACCATCAAGCCAGTTGAACAAAATGTCACATCCTTTCACTTTTGAATTAAAGAATTTACGATGATGTTTCCATTGTAGATAATGAGAATATTCATGCACAAATATTTCAAATGCACAGTCGCGTTTCATTGCGACTACAAATTCTTTTTGATCTTTATTATCATCAAACCAACCACCATATTTACCATCTATAGCTCTTGTCATAATAAGCTTTATTGAAAAGCCGTCATCGAGCAATTCATTTACTGCTTTTGCTATAAAGGTATTTTTTTCCATGGCGTTAAATTTCTTCGTCTACTGGTTTATAACCTTCTTTCTGTGCCTCTTCATCACACAATGTAGTATACCACGATCCACGCTTGCATAGTTGTCCACGCTTTCCAGTATATTGGCAAGTAAGTGAAGAAAGATGTTCGGCATAACGAACCATACCTTTTACAACATCATTGCCACCATCATAATAGACACGTAGAGTGCCAAACTTTTCTTTGTATTGAGCTATCGTTACAGAAGGTGGAGAGACTCCAATATAAAGATCTAGACGATTAAAAAGAATTTTATCAATCGTACTTACAATATTACGAATACGTGCAGCAAAAGTTTTGTTAATTTTCTCTCTCTCTTCATTGCTTGGAGAAGCAAACTTTGCACCTTTGGGCAGTCGCTTTTCAAAATCTCTATATGGATTGAACTTTCTATATATTGGATCTCTCACATACTTCCAATATAGTTGACGAAGCTTTAGACGAAGTCTTTGCTTAGGATTAATTTCAGTATGCTTATGATTAGACACATAGTCATCAATACAACCAAACAATGAATCGACAATGCTCATCCATCCAATTGGACAATCATTCCAACAACGTTGACTTTGTGGCAATAACTCCCCATTCTCATTAGTTGGAAACAAACGAGGATATTTTTTAAAGAGATACTCTTCAAATATATCACCATCCTCTATTTCACTTAGAATATGTTCTTTTAGTTCTTCTACTGATTTATATTTCATATTTGTATGTTTATCACATGGACCGTCATTATAGCCATGACTTGCTAAAGCATCGCACTCTAGACAACTTTGGATGTTCATGTCCACATTTTTTGATAGTGTTTAACGATAGTCTTCATAGCCCACATATCTTTTTCTTCAATTAGCGCTTCAAGACGACGAACCTCAGCATATGCTTCTTTATACGGCATACCATAAAGCTCCTCACAGCTTCTCATTGTACAGCTTCCATCTTTATTCTCAACAAAAATATCATTTATTGCTTTTGAACTTGGTGTCGGATAAGAATTCTCATGTTGTTTTTCAAGTTCGGGACGTTCAGTTTTAATATAATTATAAACTTCACGAAGTTCATTATCAGTGTTTTTAACGCTATCGACATACTCTTGCGAGATATATCCTTTTTCAAGATCTTCAGTCCAATCAGTATGATCTTGAAGACCTTTTTCGTCTTCTACATAGTGTGTGAGACAAGTAAAAAGTAAGTGCGGAATAAGAGCAGTCTTGTCACACCATGTGTTAGGAATAGTTTTAGTTAGCCACTTTTGGCGTGGATTAAACCATGCTTCAAGCTTATATCTAAAATCCCACCAATAAAAGCTATTAAACAATAATGATGGACGTTTAAAGACTTTCCAAAGGCTAGGTGTTTTTGTTTCTATTATCATATTAGTATTCTTCTTTCCAAGTATCGTGTAGATTATATCTCAGCATACGATGAGATGCAAGCAAAAAGTTAATTGGGTCTTGAACGCCAATGTCTCCATTGTTACATTCTTCAACAATATATTTTGTCACTGCTTCTTCTAATTTAAAGAGACGATGCGCTTCATTAACATAACGAGTAATTTTATCTGGCAATGCTGAATAAGAAAGATCTTCACCAGCGATTGGCACTCGCTCATAGATATCAAACAGCAGTTGACGCACTTCTGCTTCAGTGAGGTCAGATACAAATTGAATCTCTTTCATAACATCATTTATATTTTGACCAGCAAATTAATACTATAGACTGAAGTATAATACCGCTTATACAATTAATTAACAACCACACGCCATATGGACCAGTTAGTGTGTATATGAGTCCAGAGACAGCACATAGCAATCCAATACAAATACTGTGTGGTGAAAGATCTGATGCATGTTTTGTTTTAAGCACTTTAAAAATTTGTGGTAAAGCTGCAGTCATACAGCAAATTGACATAATTGCTCCAGAACATTCTCTAACAACGTCAATTGTAGTTTTCATCTCTAAATAGTCTATCAATCTTTTCTAAATTGTCAACTATAGAATCTTGTGACATTGTAATGTTTCGTGCAATATACATGCGATTACAAATGTCTTTAAGAATCATAAGTTGAGTCAAAGAATCATATTTGTCGATTCTTTTTAAATCTTTTTTATCGGGTACAGTTGTCATAATCATATTTTATCAGAGTTCCATTTCTTAATTGTTTTTAGAAATGCTTCGGCGCGTTGGGCTGCGGTTGCACAAAAAAGATCAGGATACATTCCAGCTTCGGGACTCTCGATGTAACACATTTCCATACTTGTTTTAGGTAAGGTAATCCTATCGAGTTTATTTCCGTAGTTGTAAAGTTGTTCTTTTGTCAGCATCTTCTCAGCCTCATGCATGGCGTTGAGGTCATTGCAGTAGTCTGGAATTTCTTCATCAAAAGTATGGTGTTTGAATCCAGTAATCACTCTTATAGTTCCTTCTGTCATACGTATTGCTACATTTTTGTACCCACACGCTTCCGCGATTGCTATGTTGATTTGTTCATCTGTCATATTCATATTTTATTGTTTTTTCCAGACCCAACGTTTACTTTTAGGCTTTTTAGATTCCAAATATGCTTCGTAGTCTCTCTCGGCTTGGCAACCTTGTGGTCCTCTGCAAGCACTTCTCAAAACTCCGTATTTTAAACACGAGCATTCATAAGTGACTTTAGGTTTTTTATTCATATTTTACTTTTGTTCCTTCCATTGCCATTCTACTGATCCGCTGTTATCGACTTTCCATTCTGCATAGCCACGTTCTATAGCTTGTTTTTTGAGCGTGTCTCTTTGCCACAATGCAGCAAATGCTAGAATAATTGCACAAAAAAACATTACAGCTAAAAATATAAAAGGTCTTGTATCACTCATATTACCAGTGTCGTATTGTATTTGCCATAATGAAAAAGCAAGTGATCAAATTCACAATCCAAAAAATTGTTCTTACTATTGCAGCGGCATCAGACTCACGATCATTGTCGCTAATCTTTGATCCCATTGCTTTAGCCCATACTTTCCAAAGTTTCATTTTTAATTTGTTTTAATTCTTGCAGTAGTTGCTGTGCTTTTTTTTCTAATGCTTCGCGGCAATAATTATAAGTGCCGTCTGGTCGTTTGCCATTCGACACAAGCTCGACAAATTCACGGAGCTTTAGAGTTTCAAGCATATGGTAAATTTCAAGTGGACTCAGTTCGTTCATAAAGACATTATATTATAGTTCCTTCAAATGTAAACACTTAAATGTATTTTAATTCAAATTTTCCATCTGAATAAATCTCGACATAAGAGCATTTATGCTCACAAAATGAGCCAGAATTCACATAAACACAAAAATCAAATCTTTTTATCTCAGGATGGTGCGTGTGTCCAGCAAGAAGTACATCATGTTTTTTGCCGTGTTTCTCGACAAATTTCTTACAAACAATATCTTTTGCTTCAATCCAAGATTTACTCAATCGCTTTAAAAATCTTGAAGTTTTATGAGTCCTATCAAACTTTTGTATCCAATAGTATACACCAGTAAAAAACCAAGTCAAAAATGGTCGATGTTTTATCCAATGATCATACTTGTCACCATGCTCAAAGAAAAACCTTTTATTATTGATTGTGGTTGTATAGTTTTCTAGCAGTTCCATTCCAGTAATTGCGCTTAAAAATTCTGCGTTGCTGTCATGATTGCCCTTAACTAAAATAACATTATGTGTTTTTGAAAGTTTGCGAATCTTTCCAAGAATTTTCCAATCACGCTTGTCATAGCGTTTGAAAGAATAGTTATCGAACAAGTCACCGTTGATTAATAATGTATTAAAATCAAGCGAAAGAACTTCTAATACCTTTTCTTTTTGACTTACTGAAGTTCCAAGATGAATATCGCTAACTACTAAAATTTCAATCATAACTCCCAAGTTTGCGAGCTTACATTATCTCCGCACTGATCACAAGACTCGTCGTCATAGTGCCAACTGTCTGGTTGAAAGCATTTAATTAAATCGTCGAGTTGTACCGTGCATTGTTTGCGTTCTTCTTTGAATCGCTCGCAAAGATAATCAATAAGCTCATCAATTTCTTTTTCCGTAAAGTCGTATCGTGGATCTTCTCCACCAACAAATTTACCGTTGATTTCTGTATAGAATGCCGTGCATCCTTCGCTAATTGTAATTTTATATTTCACAGTCTTGCTTTGATAAACTCTACAACATCTTCAAAGAAATATTCGTCATCATCATTCAAGCCATAATACTCTCTTGTTTGATAGTAGTTTTTAGTGACGATGCCCATCATGTCCATCTTGTTGTAATTATAGCGAGGTGGAAGATTGTCAATGAGAACATTGTCTTTATCAGCGATAGGCATTGGAAGAGTGCCTTCGCCACCATAGCCATGTGAAATGCTATACTGCTGAATGTCTTCGCGTGTGTAGATGTGATCGTTATCCAAACCAAACTCACCAAGACGATTCAAGCTTTCAGCATAGTCACGAGTTGCGCTTGTAAGAATATAAACATTTTCTTTGCCTACGACACTGTTGTAGTATTCAAAGAGGCGCTTTGCGCACGGACGAATCATCGTACGATAGGTATGCATGTCTTCACTGAGTATAAACTCAACATACTCGCTAGGCGGCATGCTGTTTGCATATGTATGCAAGATACACTCATCTAAATCTTGAAATATTCTTTTAATCATAAATTAATCATCTAAAAATAAGTTATAGCTCATAATCTCTAATCAAAAATGCTGGAGTTCTTTCCCCGACATAAGCACCTAATTGATTGAATTCATAATACTCAACAGCCTCTTCATAAGACATACCACCTTTTTGAAGTTTTTCAAGAACTAATTCTCTATCATATAGAATATAGGACTCTCCCCCAAATCTTTCAACAACTCCAATGATACAATCGTCGTATCCATCCATCTTGAGTAAATCTTCGTCCATTATTGGTCTTCTATTTTTTTGATAATAGCTTCAGTTCCTTGAATCATATCCACAACCTTATCATCTTCCATAACAAAAAGACGAGGAATTGATTTCACATTATTATCTTTAAAAAATTTAATGTCAACATCAGCATCTTTTATTTCAACTTTATCAAATAAATTTTTAGCTTTTAATTGAGATTTGATCATTTGGCACGGTCCGCACCATCCTGCACTTGCTAATATTAATTTACTCATTTGCTTTTTCTTTCTAAAAATAAAATCATAGTTTTCTCTTCCTTCTTTTGTCAGAGATTTTGATTTAATTTCATCTCCAGTAATTGGATTGGTTGTTGCCATAATTATTCAAAAATTTCTCTTCTTACCTTGGTTGTATATTCATCTTCAGAAGAGCAATTAAAAATATAATCATAAAGCCAATCATTATCCCAACCAATCTCATCAGTCAAGTTAGAATAAACAATTTCTTGCGCTTCTTGAAGTTTAATTACCGCTTCTCTCGCTGCTTCTACTTTCGTCTGTTGTTCTTTGTTTAACTTCTTCATATCTTTCTTTTGATTGATTGTATGCAAGTGCAAGGTTTAATTTTTGTATTGTTTTTGGATTACACGGAAATGTTTTACCACGAAAGGTATATAGTTTTTCTTCTTCAGCTTTCATACCATCTATCTATTTTTTCTCTGTATTCTTTAATTAAAATTCTAATGTTGCTTAGAGCATGACCAAGATCATTTTCATCCATAATAGTCTCAGCAAGTTTACACTCACGATCAATATTGTCAATAAGCTTTTGTTCAACTGTTGGATATTTTTTACGATTCTCTCTGAACTGCACTTCCATTTCTTTGCGTTGAGCTGCGACCTTTGCTTTACTTTCTGCAAGTTCTTCATCGGTTAATTTTTGCGGCTCTTCATGTTTAACTAACTCGATATCACCAATTAACTTACCATCTTTAAAAAGTGCAGAATATTCTATCCATCCACGGACGAACCTCATCCACTCATCGCTATTTCCAGCATGATCATCGAGTTCATGATATTCTGGATGACTATAGCTTTCATAGAAGTGAATGTTTCCGCTAAAACATTCTTTCTCATACCACTCTGCTTCGACTACAAAGTGACCCATCGCAGCTATCTTTTCACTAAACGGTGCATCGTCTGCAACCTTTTTACCCTCTTCCCAACGACCTTCAACCTGCTTAAACCATAATTGGCCATTCCCATCAATCCTATAGGTTGACATTGCTTGGTTTGGAGTGTCTTTTGTTTGAAAGGCAATATCACTTACTTTATCTCCCCAATGAGAGATAACTGCATCTGGCAACTCTGGTAGAGTTGTTCCTACTCTTATATAATCGTACATTCCCATAATTTTTATTTTGTTAGTGATTGCGCTACAATTAAGCCTAAGTTGGATATAGCATATCCTCCCCACACTACTGCCCATGCATAATTTTGTTTATATGCATGAGCAATGCATACACAAGTATATAGTATAAAAGCTAAAAAAACAACTATATTTTCAAATGTTAACTGCATATATGTTTAAATTGTGTGTTACAGGTCAAGTTCTGCTTGACCTGTTGTGCATATCTTAATCTAGTTTTTTATTAGTGAATTTTTTCTTATAAAACTCAACAGTTTCTTTTAAAGCATCGTCAAATTTTTTAAATTCTGATTTGTATGTCATTTTTTCTGATGCTATTGCGTATCTAAAATCATGTCCTTTACGATCTTCGACAAATTCAATTGCATCTTCAATCTTTTTATCACCGTTGTACAATATGTCAAGAATTTTTTTAATCAAATCTAAATTTGAATATTCAAAAGCTTCTGGAGAAGATACATTGTATACTTGACCAGACTCTCCTCGTTCGGCAATTTCAAGGATACACTTGTTGTGATCTTCAACAAAAATCCACTCTCTTACATTTTCTCCTTTACCATAAACTGGTATTTTTTTATCGTTTAATAAACTTTTAAGAATTGTTGGAATGAATTTTTCGTCATGTTGATTAGGACCAAAATTGTTACAGCATCTTGTAACAAGAATATCCATACCGAATGTTTGGTTAAATGCCAATGCTAGTAAATCAGATGCAGCTTTTGATGCTGAATACGGACTTCTTGGATTTAATGGTGTGCTTTCTAAAAATACTCCCTCGTTTGCTGGCAATTGTCCATATACTTCATCAGTTGAAATGCAAATAATTCTAGCATCTGGATTATTATTTTTCATGAATTCTAATAATTTAGAAGTTCCCACAACATTACTAGTTATAAAACTAGTGGGATCATTTATTGATCTATCTACATGAGATTCTGCTGCAAAATGAAAAACATAATCAAATTTTGTTTTGTTTAAAATTCCATTATAAAAGAAACTTTTATTACAATCTAGCTCACATATATCCATATGGATTTCTCTGTAATTATTATATTTTGAAAGTACCGAACCTGTTAATTTTCTGTGACCAATTCCCCATTTATCAATATTAAATATATCAACTTTTTTATAATTATCATTAATATATTCTATAAAATTGCTTCCAATAAAGCCACACCCACCTGTAATGAGAACCGATTTTCCATTTAAATCAATCATGAGAATAATTTACTACCCTATTGCAAATTGTCAATCTCGTTGTAATTAAATTAAATAATTTTATGGAATATCAAGATGACAGTTTAGATGAAGTCGCTGATAGCATTATAGACCAACTTAAAAATCAGGGTCAAAATTTAAAAAATATTGAAAAAGATTATCCAGAACTTTCTCCAGAAGATGTCGATTCTTTTATTTTAAAATATGGATCAAAGGCTGTTATTGATCTTGCTGATGTACTGAAAGAGCAAGCGGATCTTGTAAAACAAACAGGAGACGAAAAACAAGTACTGGCATTGGCTGAATTGGCAAAATCATTTCAAGGAAATTTAGAAGTATTACAAAAGAGAAGCATTGCAAATAATAAAAATGACACTGCTGTAAAAATAAAACAAATGGATATTGATAGTAAAAAAGAGTCTCAAGAACATGAAGAGATGACTCGTTTAACTATGAGCAGAGAAGAACTTTTCAAAATTATGATTCAACAAACAGCAGATGTTCAAAAAGAAAATAATAAAGTTATAGATATATAATTATTTTTTTATTCCCAGTTGACCAACGTTAGTACTCAATTCATACTCGACATTTTTAGTTTCGGTTTCAATTTTCAAGCTGCTTTTTCTTCTTTCAAAAGAATCATAAATATCACCCATTAAATCAGTTTCAACTTCTTCTCCGTTTATATCTACAACAACTCTAGAGTTTGATGATTTTGATGTGTTTTTAGATGAGTCGAATGAATTGTATGTTTTCTTATCATAAAATATTCTATAATTTTCATCTTCTAAATATGTTTTAACTTTTGAAAAAATATCAGAACTTATCTGTGTCAATACATTATAAAAAAATCTATCACGAACACAATAAGTGCCATATGCTTGACTTTGCCAAGATCCTGAATCTTCAGTGTCTATTCTATCTTGAGGTTTTTTATCTATCAACGGCAATGTATTATCAATACAAGAAGTTGGTATCATACCACTTCTAAAAACATTTTCTGTTATTGTACTTCCTTCAATGGATATATCTTGTAAAAATTTTGGAATTTTATTATACACATCGACAGTTTGTCCAATCGGAGCTGATGAATTTGGAACTATGCTAACATTAGAATTCGTCACTTCTATATTTCCACATCTTCCCATTATATCTGGTATGTTTTTAAAATATTTTTTATTTTTTGATAATTCTCTGGTATATTGACCCAATGGTCCTCCCAACAATTGATTTACATAATAACGAACGGTGAATATATCTAATTGAGAACCTTCAGAATCTAGCTTGTTTATAAATTTTTCAAGTTGATTAAGTCCTAATTCATAAACTTTTTTAAATTCTTCCATGAATTCTCTATCTTTGGAAGTAAACTCTGGAAATTCATTAAGATTCTTGATGTTTTCAAGATCTTCTTTTGTGAACTCTATAGCTCTTAATATTTCAACTTTATTTCGCATTGTGTTTATTTGTTATTCAGCATCATCGCTAACATTACTAGTTGGACCTATATATGTTTTTGTACAAAAAAATTGATTTCTATATAAATCAGCATAAAATATATGTTGAATTTCTGTTACCAACCATCTACCAAGTAATTTTTCATCACTTTTCCATTGTTCTTTTTTTGTTTTATATATATCTATGAATTTACCACTTTGTCTAAATGTATCTCCCAAATTGACAAATGTCGCTTGTAAATTATAAAATATCAAAGCGGCATTCATTTCAGCTTCAATTATCTTAACACTATCTTCAATTTGAAAAGGCATTCTATAATGCTTAAATTTCTCTGGTAATGTATTATTGAATACTAAACAGGGTTTTGGCTTACCACCTATTGAACTGAAAACATCAACAAACTTTTTCTTCCACTTGTCTTTTAATTTTTTAATATCTATTTTTTTAATTTTAGTTTCTCCCAAAATAGGATCATAACCATGCACTATTCTATTTACAAAAAAATTATTTGTAATATCATGAGATGGTGTTGAATATCCTATATTTCTACTACCCCCAATGTATGTTCCAGTCTCAGCGTCTGCAGGAGGGTTGTTTGGATTACTTGGATCAAATTCGCTGGTTAAATCTCCAATCGCAAAAGCATCCATTAAATTTTCTTTCTTTTTATTATCTTCAAACAATTTTGAAATTAATTGAAGATTGAATTTTTCTTTAGAATGATCCCATTGCAAAAATGCCTTTACATAAATATCATCCGCCTTTGCATAAAAAACTCGCAACAAATAATATACAAGATCTATATACCTCCAATTTAAAGGTGGTATGTATGATAATTCAAAATCTCCAGATTCCCAATCACCAATTTTATCTTCTCCTAAAAGTTCTTTAAAAATATCTTTTAAAATATCTCCAACTTTACCTGAAAATGTTTTTGCGTATGGTATTTTTTCTAAAAATGGTAATACTTTAGCATCAACTAAATTGAAAGTTTTAATATTTTCTAATCTATTGTCGGGATATCCAGCATTATCATCGCTGGTTATACAAAATGTGTTTTCATATTTTTCTTTTTTACCATCTTTGGCTTTGAACATTATTTTAAATTTGTCTCTGCCATCTCCTCTTATAAAATATTTATTTTCTACAAAATCATAAGGGTTGGCAATTGATATTGTACCAGATTCAAACGGTTCGAATATATTATCAACCAATGTCATTCCTCTAACAGCAGATTTCGTGAATTTAACTTCTTGACCATCCGAATTGGTTAATTTAAATTCACACTCAAATTCAGCATCGTTGATTTTAAAAATGTCAGCCATTAATAATGTCTCCCTCCGAAAATTGTAGAGTTAGTGATATCAACATATATGGAAGTTTTATATACAATTGGTATGTATGATATTTCCGTTCCTCCATTCACATAAAATGGTGCGCCATCGAATTTATCTTTATTAAGTAAATATATTATCCACCAACTTTTAATATCTCCATAAATTCTATATGATAGTGTTGTTAGTGGTGTTCTAGCTTGTACATTATAAAATTCTAAAAATTGGTTTCCTAATGTTGGAAATTCTATCTTTTTAAGAATATTATATGTATAAAATTCTTTATCATCTATAGATTGTTTGAATATTTTAAATATTCTTTCATAATCTTCGACGTTTAATGCGCTCAAAGATGTAATCTCATTTTGATATTGACCAGCGTCCACCATATTATTTTACCTTTTCCATAAAGTTTGATGGTTCTGCTGTCAATGGTTGAAGTCCCATGTTTATTTCATATGCTTCTGGCATGATAACTCCGTTGACCATTCTTTTAGTTCCTAATAAACGAACGCTGAATGAACTACAGTAAGCCCACGGCATATAACGATATCCATACAATTTAGCTTTAAAAATTCTAGGAGGGTCCATTGATATGGCATCGTTTCTTTTGGGTCTGTTAATTTCAATTAATTTTTTAACCAATTCGTAATTTTTATTAAAATCAGAATTTAAAGTATTTGATAAAATAAAAGAAATATCCATCGCTCCTTCATTTGCAGAAGAATAATCATACATTTTTGGGGTTTCTATATATGACCCAGGGCTACCACCGCCCTTAAGACCTTCCATCAACGCATCCACCGCACCGCCTATATTTTTCTTTTCAAATTCCGCTTGGGCTTTATTTATACCTTGATCACCGACCATTGCTGTTATTTGAGTAGCACCTCCAATATATTTTTGAGCCAGGGTATCTAATGTAGATCCTATGCCACCGCTTCCTCCAAATCCATCTTGGAATGTATCTCCAAATTGATTATTGAAACTTCTAGCTTGATCACTGAAATATGGAAAATAAAAATCGTCTTCTAATTTTGCAGATTTGTATAAGTCATTATAAAATTGTTCTGCTGATTTGTTGGCTACTTCTAAATAAGAAGTTAATCTATCTATAACTTGATTTGATACAATTCTATATGAACGCAATACCACTTTAGGAGCATCATTTCTTAAAGCAGCTCCTCTTGGTACACTCGTCCAATCATAATCTTTTACAACATTGTATTTACCCACAATATTATTTATCAACCAAGAGCATATACACTCCCAGCATATCCCATTCTATTATCACTTAATGATATTCTATTTTTACCACCATCTGACATCATAGGGATTGGTTGAGGAATAACAGATGCGCTACCACTTGAGCCATTCATTCTTTTCATTTCTTTAAGTGTCAAATTACCGATATTGACAAGCGCTTCTAAATATTTACATTGATTTAAACTAGCATGTTCAATAATTTGAGCAACACTTATAGCTTCATTGTTTTTAAATTCTGTTTGGTCATTTTTAGAATTTAGACCTTTTTCATTATTTGTTAATGTTTCATATTTATTATTTGGAATTTCACCAGCTAAATTAATAATATCTTCAGAAAGTTTAACAAAGGCGTTAAGCATAACAGATTTAATATCGGGAATGATTCCTGAAAATATATCTTTTAAACTTTCTAAGTATGAAGAAAAAGAATCTGAAACTATTGGTTTTGCTGCATTAAAAACATCAACTATAATTGAACCAATACCCTTTAATGATTCTGATATTGTTGGTTTTGCTGCATTAAAAACATCAACTATAATTGAACCAACGCCTTGCAATGCTTCTGATATTTTTGGTGATATTTTATCGAATGCGCTTGATAACATATTATATAAATTATCAACTCCCACAATCATTGCTGATTCTATTTTTGGTAAAATTAAACTTATTTGGTTTGAAAATTTATCAAATATATCACTTGTGAATTTTTCAAGTTCTGGAAGTATTTCGGAAAACTTTTTAAATGCTGCATCAAATGCGTTTTTACCTAATGTTTTCAAAGAAGAAAACATATCACTTGCAAGACTTCCAAGACTTTCAAGACCAGAACCTATAGAATCTGCCATTTTAGAAAAGAATCCTTTGCTTTCCTCTTCTGGTATATTACCATTTTTATTTTTGGATGTTGGTTTAGGTGCGGAGACCGTTGCATTATCTCCAGTTTCTGCTCCAGTTTCATCCAATATACCAAACCATTCTAGAGGTTTTCTCAAGAAAGCTGGTAATTTGTGTAATTTGCCTTTTATCCAATTCTTTAATCTATCTTTCCAACTTCCATCAGGAGATAATGATTTTTCATCTTCAGTTTCTCCTCCAAGTAACCAACCAGCCAACATGTTAAAACCATTTACTAAAGGACCACCTCCAACAAAAGCAAGAACACCCTCTCCTAAAAGTTTAAATCCTTCTCCAATATTTCCACTTGTGAATGCATCCCACGCCATTCCAAATCTTTTTATGCCGCCCACAATAGGCAAGCTCATAGCATTATCAGATATGTATGTTCCAATTTGAGATATCCATCCTTTGATAGTTCCCATAACTCCACCTTCATTTATTTGGGCTTGTTGTTCTTCTTTGCTTGCAGATAAAAATGAAGACAACCATTCATATCCTTTTATTAAAAACCCACCCCCTGGTACAATGGATATTAATCCATAAACAGTCTGTTTTAATCCTTCGCTCCAATTACCAGATCCAAAAGCATCCCAAGCCAT